GGGTGGTATGCGACAAACGCCAAGCACACGGTGATAAAAGCTTCGGATCGTTTTACTTCCGGCAATACCGATTTCGCCGAAAACAGCATCGTGTTTTCCGGTGTACGCATCGTCGGAAACGACGAGAACAAGACTGAATACCTCGCAGGCACAAAGGACTATGCCTTTAACATTGAGGGCAATCTTCTTGCGCAGAGTGATATGAATCTCAGCACACTGGCAACGGAGCTTAAAACCGCACGGTGCAGTCTTACATACACTCCGATGTCCTGCACTACGCACTCGTTTCCGCACCTTAGACCGCTTGATATTATGAAGTTTGAGACGGCGCAGGGGACGAAAAAGGTCGTGCTGACAAATGTCAAGTGGCAGTCACAAAACCGCTGTACTAAGCTAGAGGGCAAGGGCGAAACGGCAACGCAGTCGGGATATGCCACAATGGGCGCGTTTACACCGAAGCAGCAGGCGATACTCGAGCAGACCCGCGCTCAGCAGGCGGCGCAAATCAACGACTTTGAGCAGGCGACCCTCGCGCTGAACGAGACCATCGCAAATAGCATGGGCTTATATGTCACGCGTAAAGCGGACAGCAACAGCGCGGTTATAACCTATTACCACGACAAGCCTACGCTCGAGGGGAGCAACACTATCTACTGCCGCAACGCCGGTGGTTATGCCTGGACTAATAACGGTTGGAACAACGGATCCCCGAACTGGGAGTACGGTGTATCAAAAGACGGTGACGCGGTTATCCGAAGCATTGCCGCAAACAAGATTTCCGCGAGTTATATCACGACGGATATCCTTTCGTCGCCGACCGGGAAGTTTTCTTTTAACTTGGACACGGGTCACATCGAAGCTTCCGACATCAACATCACCGGCGGCGACATAAACCTTGACGGCGGTACCCTGTCAATCTTAAACAACGACGGCTATAAAGCCGACTTGTCAGGCGGCGTGCTTGACCTCTATCAAGGCGCGGGCACAGGAACCGGAACAGGAAAAAAATATCTGACCTTTGGCAGCTCAATGCTGTATAAAACCGCACTCGGCGGCGACTGGTATGCGACTATAGCCGCACCTGAGTTTACGCTCGGCGAGCAGTCGTCAAAAGGCTTTAGATTTGGAAAATCGAAAGATAACGTCTCCGCAGTCAAGCCTGTCGTCAACAGTCTTGGCTACAGCTGGGACACCGACTATATGCTCGTCGAGAAAGACAAAACGCGAATCAGGCGGTGTGTTGAAACAAACGAAGCAAAGGAAGACCAGTTTGAGAGCCTGATACATCACCGGACGGTCGGCGGAACAAATTTTAAACTTGGCGTTGGTATTGCAAAAATGAACGCCGAAAAGACACCGGGAGCGGGTTTTGAAATAAGGGGCGAGACCTCCGGCAAGCTCTGGGCTGGGCTTTATGCGTGGACAGAGGCTGATAATATTATGCGTCTAACATTTCAGACAAGCAATCAGGACGACACGACATACAGTAGGACACTTACGGCAAATGGCGACTTTTTGTATTTTAATGGCAGACGGTTGAAATTTGCAGACGAATAGGCGGTGAAAAAAATGACAAAATCAGAAATCGAACAGAAAATCGCGGAAGTCAAAGCGCAGGGCGACGCCTTGCAAAAACATAACGCGCAGCTGATGCAGCAAATCGAGGTCAACAAGGTCGAAATCGCGAAGATTATCGGCAAGCTTGACCTTTTATCCGAAATGCTTACAGACTGCGAAAAACAGGCTGCAGAGCCCGCGAAAGAGGAGGTAAAGGAAGATGCAGGAAAGAACGATAAAAGTCGAATACAGCCACCCGCGTGGCTACGACGTAGGCTATCGCGCGGAAAATAACTTTACCGTGCTCGCTCTGCCTATCCCGGCAGAGCTTGAGGGCGCGGACAGCTACAGAGTCTATTTTGAATCAACGGTCGGCGAGCATCTACAAACCGAGCTACTGACTCCTGCGGACGGCTATGTGGCGGTTAAAATTACAAGCGATGTTGTGCCCGAACCGGGCAACATGGCAGCGCAGCTCGTCGCATTCGGAGCGGGCGAGATAGTCGGCTATGCGCCTATGATAACAGGCTCTGCAAAGGTGTCAATCCCGGACGGCACAGAGCGATTGAGTCCCAGTCTCGCCGCTGAAATCGCGCTTAACACCGCTGCCAGGCATTCGCACGAAAACAAGGCGGTGCTTGATAAGTTCGCCGAAACCGACGGCAAGCCGACCTATGACGGTCAGGCAATAGGTACTGGTGGAGCGTCAACCGCTGAAGACGTCAGCTATACCAACGCCACACTGCCGAACATATCGACGGTCGGCGGCGCACTCGACAAGCTTGTTCCAAACTCCCACACCCACGCCAACAAAGATACACTCGATAAGCTCTCCGATTCAAATGGCAAACTCCAGTATAACGGCTCTGATGTCGGACTCAAAGGTGATAAAGGAGCGGACGGCAAAGACGGCGCAAATGGTATAACGCCGACTATTGGCGCAAACGGCAACTGGTACTTAGGCACTACCAATACAGGCAAGCCGTCGCGTGGCGAAAAAGGCGACAAAGGTGCGGACGGTACAAACGGCAAAGATGGTATAAATGGCAAGACTCCCGTCAAAGGCACTGACTATTGGACGGAAGCAGACAAGGCAGAAATAGTCAATGATACCCTTGCGGCGTTACCGACTTGGGCAGGAGGTAGTTACTGATGGCTTTTGATAAGGTAGTTGACTCCGCCGTACTTGATGCCGCTATGACCTACACCGCTAACCGCATCCGCAACAAGGCAGGCAGCACAGATCAGATTGCGTGGGACTCCGCCAAAGGTTTTGGCGACGCGGTTGACGCTATAGCTGGTTCATTTGATGATGCAATAATTCAGCGCACGATATCTGGCACATATTCAAACAACCGTATAACGACGGTCGGAGCGTGCGCATTTTTAGGATGTCAGGCTCTTACAGCGATTGATTTGCCTAATGTCACCCAAGTTAATCGCAACGCTTTTGAATCGTGCGTTCGGCTGTCGACAATAAATCTTCCCAAAGTCACCGCGTTTGACAGAGGTGTTTTTACAAATTCCGCAATACAACAAGCAAATTTTCCTTTGGTGACAACAATAGGAGGCAACTGTTTTTACACCACAAAGCATCTGATATCTGCAAATCTACCACTTGTTACCAGTTTACCGATTGACTCTTTTCGCCTTTCGACAATTCAGACAGCTGATTTTGCGGCGATAACAAATATAAACCGAACGGCGTTTACCGATTGTACGAAGCTTGAAACGCTTATTATTCGCACTTCGTCAGTTTGTGTGATATCCGACATTTCGATTGCGCTGCGCGGAAGCAAGATAGCATCGGGTACGGGGTATATTTATGTGCCGGATAACCTCGTTGACAGCTACAAGGCAGCGACGAACTGGGTTACACTTTCGGAACAAATCAAGCCGATTTCGGCGTTGGAGGCGAGCACATGATAAAAACAGAGACCCGGGCAGACGGGCTTATCCGCACATATAGCGACGCGGGTAAGATGATTCAAAAGGTCGGCACGGATGAATTTTACGATGTAGCCATCGACCTCGCCTCAGCGAGGTACAGCTACACAGAAACCGACATTGACAGCGAAATAACCGACTCCGAGGCGCTGAACATAATCATAGGAGGTGCGGATATATGACGCGAGCAGAAGCAAAAGCTTATCGCAACAAGATAGACGGCGTGTTGAAGAAGGTCACGACGGACGCAGAAGCTTTGGAGTATGCCGAGCTTTATCCGCTGTGGAGCGGGTATGTCGATTATGCCGTCGGCAGTATAGTCCGCAGACCGAGCGGGCTCTATCGCTGCTACAATGCCATAACGGCAAATCCGACATGGTTGCCGGAAAATACGGCTGCACACTGGGAGCCTATCACGGTCGGCGAGGACGGCACGATTGATAACCCGATAACCGCTGCCGCCGGTATGCGGTATTTCAAGGACAAGTATTATGCTGACGGCGGCAAAACATACAAGTGCATACGCGACGACAGCAACGGTCAAGGTACTATACTGCACTATGTACCGTCGCAGCTTGTGGGCATTTACTTCGAGGAGGTGACTACATGAGCGGTGTAAACATCTTCTTGACGATTCTTAGTGCGTGCGGGACTATATGCGCAATAATCTTTGGCTATATCGCCTATAAGCGGAACGGCAAAAGTGACAACAAAGACGAGGGCAAGAAAGATGGTGTCGTTTTAACGGAACTCGGATACATCAAAAGTGGCGTTGATGACATCAAAAGAAAGCAGGAAAAGCAAGATGACCAGATAGGAAAGGTGGTCGAACGGCTGAGTTCTGTCGAATCGTCCGCCAAACAGGCGCACCACAGGATCGATACGATCGAACAGCAGCTTTATAAAAAATAAGGAGGTTATTTATCATGACGAACAAAGAACTCGCAGCGAAGGTGAAAGATATCGCGCTGCACTACAAGACGCTTTATGTGAACGGCTGCTTCGGCGCACCGCTTACGGCATCCAACAAACAGCGTTATTGCAACAATAACGACTACAACAGAGATCCGAGCAGACAGAAGATGATAAAAGCGGCATCAGCTGACACCTTCGGTTTTGATTGCGTCTGCCTTATAAAGGGCGTGCTTTGGGGTTGGACAGGCGATAAGTCCAAACCCTACGGCGGCGCGAAGTACGCTTCGAACGGTGTGCCGGATATCAATGCGGATGCAATGATCCAGAAGTGTACAGGCATCAGCACAAACTTCAGCAAAATCGAAATCGGAGAAGCCCTGTGGTCTCCGGGGCATATCGGCGTGTACGTAGGCGAAGGGCTTGCAGTCGAGTGTACGCCGCGCTGGAAGAACTGCGTGCAGATAACCGCCTGCAATTGCGACAAACCCGGTTACAATCGCCGCAACTGGTCGAAGCATGGTAAGCTGCCGTATGTCAACTATGTCGCTGGCGCGGCGCAGACGAAGCCTCAGGGTACAAGGAAATCTGTCGATGAAGTTGCGCACGAAGTAATCAACGGTCAGTGGGGCAACGGTACCGACCGTATGACGCGCCTGCGCAATGCCGGGTATGACCCGAACGAGGTTCAGAAGCGTGTAAATGAAATCATTTACAGTCAGAAAAAGCCGGCTAAAAAATCCGTTGACACCGTTGCCCGCGAAGTTATCGCCGGTAAGTGGGGCAATGGCGCGATTCGAAAAATCAGACTCAAAGCGGCGGGTTATGATCCTGCCGAAGTTCAGAAGAAAGTAAATCAGCTGCTCAAATAAGGAGGACAAGCACATGGAATACATAAAAGCATTTTGGGACAGCTGCGGAATGGGCATCCTTTGCACCATTCTGACAGCTATAGCATCATACCTCGGCGTATGCGCGAAGAAGCTCTTTCAGAAGTATTTTGACGACAAGACGAAGAAAGCGGTTGCCAAGACCTGCGTCGAGGCTATCGAGCAGCTCTACAAGGATCTGCACGGCCAGGAGAAATATGATAAGGCTGCTGAAGCAATCGTTGAGATGCTGAATGAAAAGGGCATAACGATTACCGACCTTGAGCTGAAAATGCTGATAGAAGCCACGGTGAGCAAATTCAATGAAGCGTTCCGTAAAGACTACGGATTTGATACCGATGATAATACTACCATTGAGGGCTTCAAGGACTCGACAAAGGAGGAACAGTGATGATAACGGCAATCCTTTACAATTTGCTAAATAAGGTTGGGCTTTATGCTGTGGGTATTATCGTGCTTGTGCTCAAAATTTTTGGCATGATTTAAACTAATGACAAACACAAAAAAGCCGGGCAGGGGAGAAATCCCTTGCCCGGCTTTTTGCTTCGGTACGCCATGTGGTTTAATTACCGCATAGTAGTATGTATTATTTTGTCTTTCCTTTGCCGACCGCAAAATTTATATTGTATTCTTTACAAGCTTTTTCAAGCTTCTTAAAATCGCAAGAAATGCCTGTTAGAAATTTGTTCTTACTACTCACAACATCGAAGTATGTCATTTGTGCGTGGTTGATAATGTCTGCTTTCATACGATTGCAGGTTTCCACTTGGTGCTGTAATAGTCTTTTATATTTTTCGTCTTCTTCGGCGGAAATATCAAAATCAATTAGAGCATCTTTATGCACAGGAATCATATTATTGAATCCCAGCAAACCGTATCTCCCATTTTTTAATTTTAAAATATGTTTTCCGGGCTTGATTTTCGCGTGATTCTCTTTCGGTGACTCCATTGGAACGAAGTAATTAAATCCGCCGAATTTAAACACTACTCCAACGTAAGGTCTTCGAGCATTTTTGTTGTATTGAACTTTATGATCTCTGCTATGAAGATAACGTATATAATGATCGCTTACTTTGTAAATATGTAAATTTTCCAT